AGGACGCGCTTGTCCAGCTGCTGTCCGGTCACAAGGGCGGAATTTTCCAAGGAATTTTTGTCGATTCAGAACGAGATCTCCCGGCGATGGATGCGGGAGAAGTATCGGCGCTTTTCCGAAAATCCATCGACTTCATTGTTCATCATCTGGAGAACTGACATGGCTGAGACGCAAGCCTCTATTGGCTACGGCACAAAATTCGAGATCAGCCGCGATGCTGGGGCGTCGTGGATTGAAATCGGGGAAGTCTACGACATCACCCCACCGAACGACACGGTCGATGAGATCGATGCGACCCATATGCAGTCGCCGAACCGCACTCGCGAATTCATCCCCGGTCTGATCGATCCGGGTGAAGCGTCATTCGAGCAGAATTTCATTCCCGGCTCACCGTCTGATCTTCTGATTTCGGAAATTAAGACTGCAGGCGAACGGGTCCGCTGCCGCATCACCTTCCCGAATGCCGTAACATGGCAATTCTCCGGCTGGGTCTCGGGTTATGAACCGGCAGTTCCCACCGACGACAAGATGACGTCCACGGTTACGTGGCGCGTGACCGGCCCGACGATATCGACACCAGCTGCAGCGCCGCTCTATCTCTTTGTTCCAGCTATCGCCGGTATCGCCAAGGTTGGCGACCCTCTGGCGGCTTGGTCTGGACAGTGGAGCGGGTCTCCGACCTTTTCCTATCAGTGGAAGGCGGATGGCACAAATATCGCGGGTGCAACGGAACAGGTCTACACGCCGATTGCCGGTGATGTGGGCAAGGAACTCACCGTCACGGTGACCGGCACAAACGCGGCTGGTACGGCATCGGCGACAAGCGCGCCGACTGCAGCCGTCGTTGCGGCATAGGTGACAAGACATGGCCAATCAAAACCGTGGCGAAGTCACACTTCCGGTGGGTGACAAGTCGTACAAGCTCGCATTTTCCGTGAATGCACTTTGCGAGCTTGAGGACGCGCTCGACATGCCGGTCGCGAAAATCGGTGAATTGCTCAATGACTCGGCAAACCTTCGCATGGGCACCGTGCGCAAGGTTATCTGGGCGGCACTTCGCGACCATCATGAGGAAATCGATCTGAAGGAAGCCGGGAAGCTGGCAACCGATATTCCTCTGGTCATGAGCAAGATCGGTGAAGCATTTCGGCTCGCGTTCCCTTCCGGGGAGGGAAATGACGCGCGCCCTCCGAAGGCGAAAGCGGGCTAGATCCGCTTTCGCTTCTGAAATCATGGGTCGAGGTAGGGCAGGATCCGGCATTGTTCTGGCGTCTGACGCTACGAGAAATTTCGGTCATCCTCGACGCCTCGACCTACCGTCTCCGGCGTGAGCAGAACGACAGGGCTTGGCTTGCGTGGCATATCGAGGCGCTGGCCCGCTCCAAAAAACTCCCGAAACTGAAAGAATTTCTGTCTGACGCTCCGAAAATGCCGAAGCGTCGGCAGTCTGTCGAAGAGCAGATCGCCATCGCACACCGATGGACGGCGGCACTTACAAGGTGAGAACCAATGACCAATGCGGTTATCGGCGCGCTTCGCGTCAATCTGGGCCTCGACACTGCTGAGTTCCGGGAAGGTTTGAAGTCGGCGCAATCAAGCGCTGATAAGTTCGCTGCTGTCCTGAAAACCACCTTCATTGGTGTAGCAACTGCGGCGGTTGGCGCTTTGGGCAGTCTTAGCCTGATCGTCAACCAGCTCGCTGGCGACATGGATGGCTTGAAAAAGTCGGCGGATCTGTCAGGCGTCGGGATTGAGGAATTCCAGCGCCTTGCCTTCGCCGCCAAGTCTGTCCAGATCGAGAGCGAAAAGCTCTCCGATATCTTCAAGGATGTGAACGACAAGGTTGGCGACTTCGCGCAGACGGGCGGCGGCGCACTGAAAGATTTCTTCGAGAATATCGCGCCGAAGGTCGGCTTGACCGCTGATGCTTTCAAGAACCTGTCCGGCCCAGACGCGTTACAGGCATATTACAATGCGCTGGAAAAGGCCGGTGTCAGCCAGTCTGACATGACGTTCTACATGGAGGCCATCGCGAGCGATGCTACGGCATTGATCCCGTTGTTGCGGGAAAATGGCAAAGCCTTCGATGAGCTGGGTGCAAAGGCTGCTGTCATCTCGGAAGAGAAGGCAGCATCCCTCCGCGGGTACAATGACGCCATGCGGAATCTGAGTGAATCCGTGAAGGCGGTCGGCATAGCGTTTATCAGTGTCGGCTTTGTCGATATCCTCACGGCAATCATAAACAAGTTTGCCGAATGGACTCGGTCAATGACTGCAGTCGTCGACTTTCTGCCAACGCTGGCGGAGTATGCGACGGTTGCGGGCTCGACGCTGGCGCTCATGTTTTCGCCTGTCCTGATCGCCTCGGCTGTCAATCTGGCTTCGGTGATCGCGACCGGACTTGTCGGCGCCATTCGCCTGCTGACGGCAGCGATTGCTGCCAATCCGCTTGGTGCTCTTGCCATAGGCATCACCATCGCGGTTACGGCCATCTATCATTTCCGTGATGAGATCCAGAAAGCCATTGGCGTTGACGTCGTCCAGATCGTCAAGGATGCGGTGAACGGCATTATCGGAACGTTCGTGGGCGGGTTCGAAGGCATCAAGAAGACTTGGAGCCTTCTTCCTGCGGCGATTGGCGACGTGGCTGCGACCGCTGCCAATGCTGTGATCGAATCCGTTGAAGGCATGGTTCGCAAGTCCGCCCAGACAATCGAAACCTACGTCAACAAGATCGTTGGCTGGCTGAATTCGCTCGATCAGATGTTCGGTGTCGCGCCATCGCTTACCAATATCGATATTTCCTCGACTATCAGCTTTGGTCGCGTCGACAACAAGTGGGCGGGCAAGGCGGCAGAGGTTGCCGGAACAATTGGCGGTGAGATTTCGGCGGCACGACAGACCGACTATATCGGCGCAATCGGCACGGCTTTCTCCGGAGCCACTCCAGCCGTACAAAACTTTGCCTCTGCAATGGGCGATGTGAATAGTCAGTTGAACGATGTTGGCGGCGGCGGTGGCGGTGGCGGCGGGAAGGGCGGCAAGGGCAAGGGGGCGGGTACCGCCAAGAAAGCCAAAGATGGAATTGACCAGGTCGCCAAATCCATGGAAAGCGCGAAGCAATCCTTGGGGCAGGGCTTCGGTTCCATTTTCGAAGGTCTGATCAACAAAACGCTGACATGGCGTGATGCCATTATGCAGGCTGGTCAATCGATCCTGAAATACCTCAACCAGATCAATGTCGCACAAGGTGGCGGCGGACTGTTCGGCGGTGGCATTATTCAGGGTCTGTTCGGATCGTTGCTAGGGTTTGCCAATGGCGGTTCGTTTCAGGTGGGTGGTTCTGGCGGTATCGACAGTCAGCTGGTGGCGTTCAAGGCCTCTCCGAATGAACGGGTGTCGATAACCAAGCCGGGGCAAGAATCGGGCGGGCGCGGTTCCATTTCGAACACGTATATCATCGATGCGCGCGGTGCCGATCAGGCGGCTGTCGTTCGAATTGAACGCGGGATCGATCAACGTGACAAGGCATTCAATAACCGCGTCGACAACCGCCTCTACAATCGTGATGTACGGCGCACGAGGGCATAATGGCACGTTTGCTTTCTGTTCCTAATGGGTTGGGCATTGTCTCCATGGAACCGTTGTCGGGGCCGCGTGCCGTCGGGGCAGGCGGCTCCCAGTCGGTCTCTGGCTTCGTGCAAACCTCTGCGGCTGCGTTTGGTCTCTGGCGCTGGCAATTCAGTTTCCACGCGATGCGGGAAAGTGAGTTCCGCCGCTATCGTGGCTGGGTGACAGCATTGCACGGTGGTGCCAATGCGACACGGTGGGATTTCTTCGATCCCGACCAGATGCGCCCGGCTGAAACCGGATACGCCATTCCGGATTTTGTTCGTTGGGACAATATTGCCGGTCGTGACTGGTCGAATGGCGAGCCGTGGGCAAATGGAGATCCGTGGAAGGCTACACCACCTTTGGTGCCCGTGGCTGCGGCGGCTGCGCGTGAAGGCACTGTCATCAAGCTTGGATCGCAATTCTGGGGGCATGTTCTCGATATCGGCGACTATATCGGCTTTGTGCCATTCCACTTTGGTCTCTACACGATCACTGAGGTCATATCGCCCGGAGAATACCGGATCTGGCCGCCGCTTCGTAAATCCGTCACAGCCGGTGATTTCGCAACTTTGCGCCCCGTACTTGCCATGCGACTGGAGAGCGAGGATTCGGCTTCTGCCGGTCGCGGTCTCGTTACTGCTGACAGCGTGACTGTCACGCTCGTCGAGTGTCTGGATTATGACGTGCGCGAATATTGGACCGATTGATCATGGCCGTTTTTACCGAAAACGAACTGGCGAAGCTGCGCCGTCCGCACGTAGCCCGTGCATGGTTTCTTGAAATGGATCTTCCGACTGGTGTTTCGCGTCTGCATAACGGAACGGGGCGTGTCACTATCAACGGGCAAGAATGGCGCGGTGTCACAGATCCTCTCGGATCGCAGATGGTTTCTCTCAATAATATCGAGGAACCGCGTTTCGGACAGGCTGTCGCAGTCGAGGTTACGCTGTCCGGTGCCAACCGGGAGTTCTTCAAATCCGTACATGCCACTGCCCGTGCAATCGAGGGTAGGCGCGCGGATCTTTTCTGGGCCGCATTCGATGGCGAGACCGAAGAACTGATTATCCCGTTGAAGAAGCTCTTTCCCGGCAAACTTAGCGCGCCGTCGCTCAAGTGGAGCGGTGTCGGACTTCGAACCGTTACCGTCACCATAGAAAGCATATGGTCATCACAAAATTATCCCTTTGGGGGACAGTGGAACCCTGCAGATCAGCGCAGGCGCTATCCCGGTGACAAGGGGCTGGATTTTGTCGGAGTGAAGGTCTCGGAGCAATGGAACTGACGGAAAGGGCGGGACTACTCGCCGAATTTGTTGCCCATTGGAAGGACAGGCCTGTCATCTGGGGTGAAAGCGACTGCACCGCCTTTGCTGCCGAATGGGTAAAGACCACTCGCGGCGAGCGCGTGCCATTCCTTGCCGATTATGATTCACGCGAGGAAGCCCATCGCCTGATTTCGCATTATGGCGGGTTGTCGGCGATCTGGTCACAGGCCTTGGCGCGCATAGGTGTGTTCGAAACGTCGTCACCCCAGCTGGGTGATGTCGCGATAGTTCAACTGGCCGACTACGGCGAGGTTGGCGTCGTCATGGGTAACGACCGGGTATCAATTCTCAGAACTGATGACGGGACGCGCTTCTTGCGGCCCCGTTCCTTCGTAAAGGTTTGGTCGATCTGACATGAAAAAGCGACTTGTTCTTGCCGCCTGCTCATTCTTTCTGATGAGCGGAACGGCTCTGGCTGACCCGATTTCCATTGGCAGCGCCATTATTTCCGGCCTTCTGTCTGTCGGCGCTGCTGGAATCCTGCCTGCAATGAGCGCGGGCCTGCTCGGTTCGATCGTGCTGGGTGCTGGCGTGCTTGGTGCGCAGTTTCTGGCCGGTGCGTTTTTCGGACCCCGCGCGCCTAAAATGGACCCCGGTGAATTCAAGAGCACGTTCGAAACTGGCAACAGTTCGGAGATCCGCGCCATTGGCCGGGTTCGCGTGGGCGGACTGAAGGCGTTCGGAAACACCACTGATCTGGACCGTTGGCGCGTCATTTGTCACACTAAAGGTCCGATAGCTGCTGTTGAAGAGCACTATGTAGGCGGGCGAGAAGTTACTGTTGATCCGGACGGCATGGTCACCTCGCCACCATGGGCGCGAAAGGGCGGTGCCTGGCTTTATATCAAAAGCAAGATCGGAAATGGTTCTGAAACAGCTTGGCCGGATCTGAAAGCAGCATTCCCGGATCTCTGGACAGACAGTCACCGAGTTCGTGGCATTGCGCAGTCTCTTCTGCGCTATATCTCGCCGGGGATTGAGGATGAAAAGTTCCTGAAACTCTATCAGGGCGGCGAACCTCCATATGAACGCGTGCAGCGCTCTGAGTTGATTTATGACCCACGCGATGCGTCGCAGAACGTCGATAACTCGGCGTCATGGAAATATTCAGACAATGGCATTCTGGGCGCGACACACATTCTGCGTAGTTACCCCAGTCTGAAATCTTCCGATATCGACTGGGCATACACCGCACTGGAGGCGACAAAAGCCGATCAGATTGGCGCCGTCGTCGGTGGAAACGAGGTTCGGGCACGTGCATGGGGCCTGTGGCCTTCGGAGCGCGAACGCGGCGACGTGATGGATCAGGTGCTAAAATCTATCGGTGCCGAGATCATCTCGACGGATAATAACAAGTTCGCGGTTCGGTTGATCAACGATCAGCGTACCCCTGAGCTTACACTCACAGCACGCGATATCGTCGATCTCCAGTGGAAGTCCGGGCCGGATAGTGTTGAGCGTCCGAATGTTTGCCGCATTAAGTACTATTCGCCCGAACGCAACTACGAAATGTCGGAAATTCCGCTGTCGAAGACGCCGAATGCACCGGGTGCGCAGCCGCTGCCGTGGTCACGCTATCAAAGTGAGATTGATCGCGTCGGTGAGCAATATTTTGACGTGGAGTTACCGTTCTGCCCATCGGCTGCACAAGCGCAGCGGATTGGACGTCGAATGTTTGCTCTTGCTCGCGCTGACGTCGGGGTGGTTACGACGAACTTCGCTGGACTGGCGGCTTGGGGGAAGTCATTTATCTCGCTCGAACTCCCTGATCTGGATGAAACCGTTACTGCGGCAATCGGAACGCCACGCATCAACGATGGCGACGGAACCGTGGAAATCCCGTTTGTTGTCTGGCCGACATTGACGCCGTGGAATGTTGCTCTTGATGAAGCACCGCCGCCCGACCCAATTCCAGACATGCAGTACGAAGCGGTGCTGGATACGCCGGTTAAGCCCAGTGGATACGCGCAAGTCCGGTATTCAGATGGTTCTTATGAGCTTCGCGTATTGTTCAGTGGTGTTTCAGGCGCCGATACCGGCGAAGCTGTTTTTCGTCCCTATACGTCAGGCGAGCCGAATGCATGGTCAACCATGGGTGTATCTGGGCCACCGACGGGCCTGCAATGCGGGTTTGTGGCGGGCAACTATTCCGGCAAAGCAGTCGATTTCCGGGCGCGATTTTTCAATACGGATGATGAGGGATCTTATTGGTCGCCAACTCTTTCGGTAGCTTCGGTTGCGATTGAAAATCCTGCGTTGCCGGCGCCGACACTTAATGTGACGCGAACGAGCGATAGCGGGGGCAACAATACGTTTGTTGTTAACGTCTCCTCGACAGACGTTCATGGGCGTTCTGTGGCCTGGAGTGCGACAGTCAATGCAGCCCCAGTTGCAAGCGGAGGCGGAAACAGTCGTCCGGGGCAGAATTTCTCAGGTGAATTCTCCGCATCATCGGGCTCTTTGGCTCGTGCAGTTGTCGTAACAGCAACGGTGCAGAATTCCGCAGGCGTGAACAGTCCGGCTGCGACCTACTCTTACACCATCCCCGGCGGCGGCGGCGGTAGCGGCTAGACCTCATTCCTTCTTACAAAATTGGAGATTTTCTATGGTCGTCTTTACGAAGAAGGCGGTTGACATCTTTTCGCCTGTTGACGCGGGTGGAACGCCCCGCGGCGTTGTCAACTCGGAGGCGCAGGTTTGGGGGGCGGAGGCTGAGGCCGCAATACAAGGCACGGAAGAGTCAGTAGCTGATCTCAGCAGTCGCATTGACGATCTATCGGTTTCGGGAGATGTCATTGCTGTGAAGACTTGGGCTGAACTGTCAGCGATTATCGGTAGTCGAGCCAATCAGCGGGCAACAGTCGAGAGTGATCCGACGTCGCACACGGATCCGGTTACCGGAGCCAATGTACCTGAAAGCACAGGTGTATACGGATGGTCCACATCGCCTGCCGGATGGCGTTTTTTGGGCAAGCTTTTCGTGGAAGATGCTCTTTCCGTTAATGCAGGAAAAGCATATCCGCTGAAGTCGGTTCCGCGTAATGGCGTAACGTCTTCCGCCCATTATCGTCCTGTGAACGGCTTGCTGGATATAAAGGTTTTCGGTGCCCGAACGGGCAAATTTTACCGATTGGAATACTACGGCAACGGCAATGCGACCTACGGATATCAGATTGCCGTCAGTGAATATGACGCCGCGACTTATTATACTGGCAATCCCACCGCGACGGTCATTATCGCCCTCGGAGACTTCCCGCGCACCACGATAGAGACCGGCCCTATTGTTACTCACACGGTGTTTTCATCCCGTGTGCCCGGTGTGGGCATTCAGTTCACGATTGATCGCTCGAAATCTGATGAAGCTAACCCGTGGGCGATGAATCAATCCGGTAATCCGGGTGTATCCGGCTATTCATGGATCATCGATCCATCGTGTTATGAACCTGCCAATACCGGATTGGACAGTCGCACCATCAACTCTGGAAAGGCATATCCTCTGAAGTCTGCCAACCGTGGCGGCATCGTCAGCAAAGCCAATGTCGATCTCAACAACCTCATTCTCGATGCCGTGGTTCATGGGGCTGAGGCGGGAAAGCTGTATCAGTTCGCCTACTATCAGAACGGTGCAGCGATCGGCGGTGTTCCGGGTTACGGGATGATCATCAAGGAATTCGATGCTGCGACTTTCGAAAGCACCGGCACTGAAACCATAATTTTGGGCCGTACATCTCCGGCTCCCGCAATTAATCGAAACACCGGGGTGCAGGTCGTTTCGATCTACCCGATCCTTCGCCCGAACATTCGCATAGATCTAACCGTGAATACGAATGTCCTCCTGCCGGATGGGACGATCTATAATGCAAATGACCTGAACACCCGTGATGGATGGTCGTGGATCATCGACCCGGTTACCTACAGGAACTCCGATGCTGTGGTGTCGGGCGGTTATGGATCGATGATGGTGACCGCAGAAAAGGCGACCAAAAAAGTTGCCGGGATCTGGTCGCATGGCATCGACAAAATGATGCGCCTGACACTTCGTCCGAATGGCAAGAACTCTCTTTTTAATGTCGCGTCGGTGGAGATTTCGGACGCCTCCGATCTGGATACGGCGGTCTGGAATCAGGTCAATGGTAGTGCAACGGATTGGTTTCCTCCTCTGACTGTACAATCGATGGGAAGCCCGGTTGATGGTGGCGAGCAGATCTACACTGGCGGCAATCACGGCTCTGACGGATCGGCTGGCGGGGTGAATACTGCCGAGATGATCGATTGGTCCTGCGAAGTCGATGGGCGCTTACTGACCGGTAATTTCACAGGTGCTGCTGACCGGGTTGTGGTGCGCTGGACAAACAGGCTGATGGCTTACAACACCATCACGTATCCGCGTTATGTCCTCCGGCAGTATTTCACAGCTGTGATGACTCCCGGATCGATAGAGCTGTGGTGCGAGATCGAAGCCTTGGAAAGCATCCGGATCCAGACCGACAATGGCCCACAAATGATCGTGGATGGTTATGACGACTACCTGTATTATGGTGGCGCGTTAACCGCACGAAATCCGATCAGTACCAACGGCAATTCCGGTCCCAGAAGCTCGTATCCGGACGCTTATGCTACCGTGCTGAAGAGTGGCACCAACGGCATTCAGGTGTCTTGGATGGATCGTAGTTACGAGGCCGGCACGGGTTCGTATGTGGCTTCGTCGCAGCCATTTATGCGCAAAGGCACCACAGGCAACGACAAGCAGTATCATGCGATTGTTGCAGGCGTGAATGCTGATCTGGCTGCGGGGCAGGGATATAAATGGCATGGCGGCTATGCTTGGGCACCGGCTTCACTCTTTGATGACGGTATCGACAGCGCCTTCACTCTCAGGATGAAAAATGCCCCGTTTGTGGCCTATGCGTTTCTTGTGAGTGGAAACGGTTTCCTAAACCTCCCGCCTGAATATAGCGGCAAATCGGTAGGTAGCGAAGTTGTCTCGCCACGCAATCGTGTTGCGGTCAACGCGAGCGGTATCAGCTATCAGCTCAAAGCAATCGCGTAATCGGCATTGTGTCGCACCGATATCAACAATGTTGCTTAAGCCACCCTCTCTGCTAATTATTTCAACGGGCAATATTTCGTGTGTGCAGTGATTTTTTCACTGTACGCGCGAACATTTTTTCGGGGCGGGGTGCGAATGCTGCTTGAGCAGTCTACAACTGTGGCTAGGAATCGGCTGCCTATTGATCGGCTGCTACAGTTCTTCAGCCAGACAGTTCCTCAATATATCACTCATTTGATTAATCCGGTCAAACCATTGGGCCCGGAGGAAATCTACCTATCGCGAAAGCTTATGGGTGATGAAAATACCTTCAGGCCGCGCAAGGATGTACCTGAATGGAAGTATGGTCTGCCCATTGACTGGGGTGCGGATCCGTTCGGTGACAAGAACTGGCGGTTCACTCTCCATGCCTGGAGGATGACAGATCCTGTTCTGGAACGGTATTTCGATCTGGGTGATACCAAGGCGCTAGACTTTGCGGCTCGTGTTGCTTTGGACTGGTGGCAATGGCACCGGGCGGCGGAAACAGATTTCTCCTGGAGTGACATGTCGACAGGTATCCGCGCGCTTCGCATTGCGCTTCTGCTGAATGCGGTAAAGCGACGCGAGATTAAAAGCAGATATCGCCCCGCGCTAATGGAGATGGCGCAAGAGCACACGAAAAGATTGCAGGTCGAAGAGTTCATAGTGTCGGGCAATCACGGGCTATTTCAAGTCTTTGGTTTAGCCTTGCTGTGCAAGGTTGCGGATCTACCCGGAATCGAGTTCGCTAGGGAAAAATTCCGATGGGTGCTAAGTCATCAGTTTACTGATGAGGGCGTCCACAAGGAGAACTCGCCAACATATCATCGATTTGCGTTGAATGTTCTACGGCGTCTGGAAGCTGCAAAGAGGTTTGATTCTCCTGAAATAACGGATTTTATTCAACGGGCCGAGCAGATCGAGCCTTGGGTTATTTTGCCCAACGCACGATGGGTTAACATAGGTGACAGTTTTGGTCCGTCTGGAAAGCCAACTGAATTGAAGGGTGGTACCCGGCACGATATCGGCGACCAGAACTACGCGGTTTCAGATTTTTCCAAGTCTGGATATTCGATCGTTAGGTCAGCGGATCCTCAAGGTTCGTCAATGCTCTTCATGACGGGCATGTCGCATACCCATGTTCATAAACATGCGGATGAACTGAGTTTCGAATTGTTTGAGCATGGTCGGCTCATATTTGTCGATAGCGGCAAGTATGGCTACACGTCCAATGACATGCGAAACTATGTCGAAAGCGCGGCTGCTCACAATACAATATCTCTTGTTGATCAGGAAATAGGAAGAAAGAGTGTCAGAGCCAAAGCGGCGAAGTTGAACAAAACGGAAGTCGCGGACGGACGGTTTATTCTGTCTGGCGAGGTCGAGCGAAAAGGGTTGTTCAGGCAGGAAAGACGGATTGAATACCGTCCATCTGAATGGATGACGATCGAGGATGTGATATCAGGTCCCGATGCTTCATATGTCAGCAGCCTTCACCTCGCCCCTGATCTTGAACCTGTTCCAACGGA